TTAACATAAGGTACATAATACGCACTGTGCTATAGCTTCACTAGGGCTGCCAATCCACATGGCTAATCCCACGCAAGCTATTGATATTCCGTGTAAATTCAGCCCGTTAAACTTTTTTGCAATGTTCGCCCAAAGCGCCTGTTCTTGTGGCGTCTTTGCTTTATCTGCTGCCAAACCGATTAAAACAGATTCTTGGTCTTCTCCAATTTGCTCAGCAATCATAAGTGCCAGATTTTCTTTAAGAAATGCGCGACCTTTTCGAATATCCGTTAGCATTTGGTTGCTAATCCCCAAATCCGAAGCGACTTGCTTATATTGGATGTAATTCATGTGCTCTTTATAAGCATCTAACAGCTTTTCAGTATACATTTTGAATTTTCCTCTGAAGCTCCTTTATCTAATTCTAGCGTATTAGCACGACAATTATCGTATTGCCAATACGAGATTTATCGTATTAACTGTACGACAAATCTCGTACTCAACAGCGAATTGTTAGAATAACTCTTCTGGTGCTTAAGATGACTTATCAAACTCCCTCTAAGAAAACGGCTTCACTAAGTTTCTCTCAAAATGGTGACGTCGTAACGTTTTCAAAGCCAAGTGATAATGTTGTTCAAGCCTCGCTAACATCTGGCGTTTTTAGTGTTGTGTGTGAATGCACGCGCTTTCAAATCTCTTTTCACTTTGATGAGCTGTCCACGACTTACTTCATTGTGTTTGGTCATGGCGTCACGATCTCCAATTTCACTTACGAGCAAATTCAGACCATCAGCCAATACCTTGGCTTTCTCACTTACGCACAACTGGAGGAAGCGTAATCATGGCGTTTGCATCCAAACCAGACCGTAAGAACCCTGTTTACTTTGAGCATCATGCTGACGGCTATTGGTGTTCGATTGATGGGATGCCTGAGTACTTCAAAACCAAGCACGAAATGTACTTGTATGCGTGTGAAGAAGACCGTGAACTGATTGAAATCACTCACGAAAATGAACCTGAGTTACGCCGTAACGGTGCATTTGACAGGGTATTCGATGATGAATAAGACGATTATCGATTATGTGAGTTTCTCCGGCTCCCCGCTTCTACTTGAGCGCTGCAAGGAAATGGCGAAACAGCGTTTTGCCTTTGAGCAGCTTGGCGAGTTCGAGTCTCAAAACATGGTGGCGATTGCGATGCGTGAAAACACCAAGATTGCGCACTTTGCTGAGAACTTGGCTCAGATGCTTGGTTGTATCGAATCTGAAGACTTTGCCAACAAAGACTTGTACATGGCGGCATTAGAGAAAGAGCTGATTGATGCTGACGTCACTATTGATACCGATGTGTCTTTTAATGAGTGTTACCAACGTCTTATTGGGAATATCGGGATTGATATGCTTGATACCCTTTGTCATGGCGAAATCGAGTCGTTTCTGGAAGTCCTGACGGATGAAATCAGCTATGAAAAGAACGAATGGACACTTGAGCGTCGAGGTGGTTTTTCAGGATACAAGTATTCTGCAAAGTTACTTTGCAATGGCACTCAAGCGGGTCTGGTTGCTTGGGGCGCGGCGAACTTCGGTTACTACGTGTCGTTTTCCGGTAAAGGCTGTGAGGCCATCAACATGGAAGCACTCAACAAGGCATTGAAACAAATGGTCGGTGCAAAGCTGACTCGCGTGGACATCGCCCTTGATGACTTCGAAGGTAACGTAACGATTGAAGACATTAAGCAAAAGTATGTCGATGGTCAGTTCATAACTCGCGGTACGCCTCCCAAAGCCGGAGAGTTTATCGGCTATCAAGGCATGAGTCCGGCTGACCGTAAGAAATGCGGCTTAATTCCCGATGCGGGTCATACATTTTACGTGGGTGCGCGTGAGAACGGAAAGATCTTCCGCGCTTACGATAAAGCCTCTCAAATGAAGTGCGAGAAATACCCCAATTGGAATCGTTTCGAGGTGCAAATCGGCAACCGTTTCCGCGTCATTCCTTTTGATGTGTTGGTTAACCCTGACCAATATTTTGCGGGCGCATACCCTGCCCTTGCCTCTCTGATTGAGGACGTTGAACCTCTGGCGATTTCAACGGTTCGCGTGTTGTTCAACACCACGTTGGAGAACGCCATCAAACACGCTCGCGTCCAGTACGGCAAGCTCATCAACTTGATGCGCCAAGTGTACGACAAAGACCAAAAGATTCTCGATGTCCTGACCAAAGAGCTGGACATCACGGACATTCCCGACCGCATTAACTATCCAGTCGGTCGGGGCTTACATCTAGAAAAAACTGGAGACTATCAATTATGCCATTAACAGTCATCGTAATCGGTTGTGAACACTCTCAAGGCTTATCCAAAAAAGACGATACGCCATATAACTTTGCTCAAGTGAACTACTTGGCGGTCAATGAGGGTTGGAAATCAGCCAAGGGTCAATGTGAAGCAAAAGGACTCACACAAAAGCAAATTGCCATGAGCCCTAACCCGTCTTTAGTTGCTGAATTTGGCAAATTGAATGAGAAGTTTCCGCTTATGTGCGAGCTCTCTTTGGATGCAGACCCTCAGAACCCTGCTCGAAATATCGTCGTCGATATTAAACCGCTGTAGTTGAGGTCAACGCATGGCTGTCTGTCTCAATCAAGTTGCCGCTGACATTTACGTCCTGCAAGACGGAAACACCAATTGCAGTATGTATGCGCTGAGCGTGAATGAGTTTCAGACACTCACATTGACTGCATCCACTACGGATTATGAGCTGAACATTGACACGGAACTGTACTCTCTCGTCTCTGGTTGGCTCCTGTTTTCCTTCGTTTCTGGTCATGTGCTAGGACGGATACTCAAAAGCCTAGGTAAGTTCTAGGCACACTCTTAAACACACTATAAAAGGTGAACATTATGAAAAACGTCAAGACTAAAATCATTGCTCTATCTACGGTTCTAGTGTCAGGTGCTTCATTCGCAGAAGACTCGGCAGTGACTACCGCGATTAATGGGGCTATCAGCTCTGGTCAATCCAACTACGGTCTAGTGGTGGTGGGTCTTATTGGTCTAGGTGCTTTGGGCTTCGGTCTACGTGCCATCATGGGCGCAATGCGCGGCTAGTATGGGCGAGCTAGTGTCTCATGTCGTGACCATCCTCTTGGGGGTGGTCATGGCTTCATCCTTTATATACGGCGTATATACGGGAATCAACGCCTCTTAGTGGGCGTTTTTTTGTGTAAGGGCTTAGGCAATGAAATCCGCTATTAACACACTGTTAGTTATCCTTTCGTTGATGCTGTTGAGTTTGTTGGTTGCTCAACCGTCCTTTGCTTCTGAGTGCGTCAAAGGGACGCGACTTGATGTTTCAAAGTCTTGGAAACTCAGCCTTTACGGAACTCTGCCTACTGCGTGTTTAGCTCAATGTCGATTCAAGCCCGAAGTCATTGTGGAATCCCCTGCCAATGACTCCGCCTCGGCTTCTTACTTTATGTCTTTGGGTGAAGCCTGCGCACAAGATGGGTTCGTGCCAGGTGGGTACATTCCACCGCCGATAGTCAGTGACGATTTAAACGGCAATGGTATCCATGATGATATTGATGACTTCGATGGTGATGGTATTCCCAACTCCGTCGATGATGATCCATTTCAAAAGGTTCAGTATTTAACGGATGACAACCAAAACGGTATCCCAGATGAACTCGAAGCCTATCTTGACAAGCTCAATCCGCAGCTCGACATCACGCAAGTCAACTGTACAACGGCGGGTTGTCCCGAGCACATGCAAACTCTGACCCAGCAAATGGCCGAAATCGCATCAAACAATGGCGATTTGGTTCGTTTGGTTCGAGAGTTTGTGAGTAATACCGTGATGACGGATGACATCAAGCAAATGAGCAACACACTGTCTCAAGCTATCCGCCAACAGACCGATAGAATTGATGACTCAAGTCGGATTCAAAATGAGCAATACAACCGTCTGCGCTCACAGATTTCTAACCTCGATGTAGGCAGCTCAGACCCGAGTTTTACCGACAGTGACCGACAAATGCTGTCTGATATTAAGAGCGTCTCGGATGAGTATGCGAACAATCACCTCCTCTACCACATTTCACTGAACAATTTAGGGGTTCAGGTCGGTAACGTTAGGAACGATATTTACAATATCTCCCACAGTATCGGCAATGAGGCGTATAACCAAGTCACATCCGCTATCAACAACTCTCTCGATTCAGGTCTGCAACTCAACGCCACCCAATCGAGACAACTTAGAAACGCAGCGGCAGCCAAGGCGAATGGCAACAAGATTAAAGCGGCCACCGATAAGATTACGGCTGTTGATGGCAAGGTAGACGAATTAAAGCGTTTAATCACTGAGATGGATACGGGCTCCGGTGATGGAGAGAATCCAAATATTGACCTTTCTGGTGTAACAGGCGAAATCAAAGCCCTAGGTAACACGCTCCAAACGTCGATAGATGGATTGGCTGACGGTATCGGCAATATTGAATCGCTCCTTGGTGGAGACAATCAGTTCCAAACCCCTGCCAAGTCCAATCAATTTGACTCCGGCTTTCTCTTTCAAGACAACAAGAAAACCAAGATTGAAACCGAAATCGTTGAGCTAGAAAAGCAGTTAAAAACCGAAATGGACGCCTTCAAAACTCTGTTCAGCTTCGACACGGATTCGTTTCAAGATGGGGAGTACAAAGAGCACACCTTAGACCTTGAACTGGATGGTCAACCCCGCAGCTTTCAAACGGGCGTCCTGTCAGCGCTGTTGGATAACGCGAACATCATCAAGGCCGTTGTCTTGTTTATCTTTGTGCTGATGGGCATACGCATGTTGGGGAAAGAGTAATGGAAACACTTTATAGCTTTATTGATTGGATCTCTTTACAGGCCAACACGGTCGTTGGCTTCTTCGAATCCATACCGGTGATGATGACTGACCTCTTCAGTTACATTCAGCTATTTATCATCAAGATGAAAATCTATTTTCAAATTCAGTTTATCCAACTGTCTTACCACACGGCACAACTGCTACTCGAAGAAATTGGATTCAATGACCTGCTTGCAGCGACATTTAACGCCATGCCAAGCGAGCTACGTTTTTATGCGTTTAAGTTTGGACTACCTCAAGGGCTCTCAATCTTGGCTAACTTCTTTACCACTGCTTTTGTAATGAGGATGACGCGCTGATATGGCTATCACAATCAGAACCGGAGCTAACGGCTCATACAAATCGGCATACACCGCATACTTTCGTATCTATCAGGCGCTCAAGGCGGGTCGCGTTGTTGTGACCAATATGGAAGGTATGCAGCCACTGGAAGAAATCGAAAAGCTGATGGACATTCAGTTTCCAAGTACAGCGAAGCTCTTTCGCATTACTTCGCGAGATAAGGCGGGTGTTCATCTTTGGACGCACTTTTTCTGTTGGTGCCCCCTTGGTGCATTGATTGTTATTGATGAATGTCAGGACATCTATTCAAAGAACATCGGCTTTGATATGAGAAAGGTGACGTACAAGCCAATCGAGGATTTCATCACTCAAGACACTGGTAAAGATGGCCTATTGCCTACGGATTATCTCGACTTCTTTTACTCTCGCTATGTCCCTGCGGATATGTCTGCGCTTGAGGCTTCGGAAACCGACGATAGAGGCATTGCCGAATACGACGAACAAGGCCGGATTATCTACCCTCACACCTTTAACGAGGGATTCATGCGCCACCGGAAATACAACTGGGATATTGAGCTGCTGTCTCCGGACTGGAAGCAAATTGATTCGGGGATTAAAGCGTGTGGTGAGCAGAACTTTTATCACAAAGGCCGCGACCAATTTTTCTGGGCGGTACGCAAACCGTTTATATGGAAACACGACAAGTCAGTATCCACGCCTGTGATACCCAAAACCAAGGACGTGAACCTGACGACACAGAAAATCCCCCTTGATGCGTTCTTGCTCTACAAGTCAACCAGTACCGGAGTGGCTAAGCGAGCCGGAGCAATGAATACCCTCTTTCGCAACCCAAAGGTCATCGGGGTTTTTCTTCTCTTTATTCTTTGCATGGGATGGGCAATCAATGAAATATCCAACCGCATTACTGATACTCCTGAGACGGCTCCGCAAGCGGGAACGTCGCAATTGGACAGTGCCTCACCTAACCAAGCTGACAAGCTGGTTAAAACGGGGGCTCAAGGTTCTGGCTTATTACGTGATGGTGGGAATAGCGGTCAAGCTGATAACAATGGTCGGATTCCGAGTGTTTATATAGGCGATGTGTTACCTCTTGAGGGCATACAAAAAGCCTTTGTAACGGGGGTCAATCATGCGGTTAAAATACGAGCCAATCAACGCCACTTTGAACATTATATATCGGTGGAAGCGGTAGCAACGGATGGAGTCTATAGCCTCAACCAAGAGTTCTTTAAGGCATACGACATCACTTACCAAGTGATAAACGAATGTCTCTTGAAGCTAACGCGCGGCAACGTATCCAAAACCATCACCTGTAAGCCCTTAGAGACTCTAGTCAAAGAGCGAGAAATACAAAGCGCCAATGTCTCACTATTTTAG